CCTGCTAAGGCTATTGCTAGTAATTTGGCTTTCGGGCCAAATATGGCAGGAGGAGTGTTTAACATGCAAGGTCTTTCCGAAGGAGCGCTTATTAGTTTTACCGAGCAGATGAATTCAATACTGCGAAGCATGGATCCTTCGGGAGGAACGATCCCGGTCACAGAGGAGGACAGGAAACGTTTTAAACGCAAAGGTCAAACAAAGAAAAATAAATTACCAGGGCTAGAAGCGGAGCGAGAAAAGCTTGAAAAACTTTTAGACCTAGAAGAAAAACGTTTTGATTTTGAATTAAAAGGCGACAGGGCTGCAATAGCCCGCATGAAAGCAAGCGAGAAAGTAGCCAGAATTGCTGAAGAGATTAAAAAAATTAAAGCCTCTGACCTTACTGATGAAGAGAAGAGAGTTGCTTTAGAGGTTCAAGGTTTAGAAAATGCTCGTGTAAATCTTGAGCTTGGATTCCAGTTGGCTCAAATTGATAAAGATCGACTGGCGCAAATTGAAGAACTGCGAATAAAGACTGAAGAGATGAACCCTGTTTATCAACAGCAGCTGGCGTTAGCAGAAGGTCTTGCAGACACGTTTGGAACAACGATGATGCAAGCGTTTGACGCAATGGTTGCGGGAACGGAGCGATTTGATGTTGCTATCCGCAATCTGGTAGCTGGAGCCTTGAATGATATGGCGCGTAAACTGTTCCAAATTTATGTTATTGAGCAGTTGATAACTTCAATCGGAAGCGCATTTGCGCCGCCACCAATTTTTGGATCTGGCGGTGGCGTAGACAGATTTGGTCGTGGAACGCTTGGTCCTAATTACGGCATTTCTCAGCGGGCTCTTGGCGGTGCCGTTGCTTCTGGTCGCCCTTACATGGTTGGCGAGCGTGGCCCTGAGCTGTTTGTCCCTGGAGCGCAGGGCAACATCGTTCCAAACAACGCTATGGGCAGCACCAGCGTCGTCGTCAACGTTGATGCTTCTGGAACGGAAGTCCAAGGCAACCAAGGCAACGCCGATCAGCTTGGTCGCTTGATTGGTCAGGCAGTGCAGGCAGAATTGATTAAACAGAAGCGGCCTGGTGGTCTGCTTACCCGCTGATGGCTACTTTCCCTTCGATTAACCCGACTTACGGGGCAAGCAAGCGCAGCCAGCCGACTGTGCGAAACGTGCAGTTTGGTGACGGCTATAGCCAGCGTCTGCGCTTCGGGTTGAATACCGATCTCAAGGTGTGGAGCCTGAAGTTTGAGGTGTCAGAGACTGACGCGGACACCATCGAAACCTTCCTTGAAGCACGCGGTGGGGCGGAGCACTTTGATTGGTCACCACCGGATGAAACGGAGACCTACAAGTGGATTTGCCAAGACTGGTCGAAGTCCATACCGTATTTGAACAGGGCAACGATCACTGCAACGTTCCAGCAAGTTATTGAGCCATGAGTGAAGGCAACGTTTACGAGGAGCTTCTTAACTCCGGCCCTTTTGCGATTATCGAGCTGTTTGAACTAAGAACGTTCGAGACGATGCACGGTACGGATGAAACGTACTACTTCCACGCTGGGCGCAACCGTAAGACAACTGAACCAACCGATAGCGACGATATTGTCAGCGCCGTTTCGCTCTACTGGAACGGCCACTACTATCTGCCGTTGCCAATTGAGGCGGAAGGTTTTGAGTACAAGGGTGATGGCGGCTTGCCGCGTCCCACAATTCGTATTGCCAACCTCAACAGCAACATCACGCAGCTACTGCTTGGCGTAAATGCAGTAACGCCAGGCAACGATCTGAATGGGGCACAGGTCACGAGGATTCGGACGTTGAGCCGTTTCCTTGACGGCATCAACTGGGAAAACGGAATCAATCCGTATGGCAACCCCAGTACAGACGAAGCAGCCCAGATGCCGAAAGAGGTTTACTACATCGATCGCAAGGTTACTGAAACGCGAGATCTGGTTGAGTTTGAGATGGTGTCATCGCTTGACCTTGCAAACGCACGAGCACCAAGGCGGCTTGTTATGCAAAACCTTTGTCAGTGGAAATATAGAGGCAAGGAGTGCGGTTACACCGGAACAGCAGACTTTACGCCAATCGGTCAGACAATTACTACATCAACCGCAACTAATTACACTTTTACTTCTGGTGCAAACATTCTGTCAGCTGGAAACAGCCTTAACAGTGGAGAGGCTTTAATCTCATCTAACGGCTATTGGATGGCAAAAATGCAGACTGATGGAAATCTTGTTGTGTATGCCAAGCCTGCGCCCTCGTCAGACACAGCCAAGCGAGCAACAAATACTGTTCGTCCTGTGGGCAGCTATGAGCTGAGAATGCAAAACGACGGCAACCTTGTTATCTATAACAAGGCTGTAGCTCGTAATGACTATGCAGGTGGTTCTGTTGTTTGGGCTGCCGATGTAAACAGAATTGGGGGGCTTTCTGGAGCGTCGTTGTATCAACCAGATGGCGGTCCTGTCTTTTTCCCGAACAACGCAAATGTCGGCAGATCACCGGCATTGATCTATGAGTTAGTAAGTGCCGACTCGTCAATCGACAATACCCCTACAGAAGCACAGGCAAACTCAGGCGCTACAACCACAGTGCAGGGCACTCTAAATGTTGACGACAATGAGTACGGAGCAAGAACTATTACAGTCACTTTCACGATACGAGCCGATCCTTTGGCTGCTGGTCATTACTCAGGCCAGACTCGTGCTTGGCGTGCGATTACAGCGATGTCTTTTGTTAGCGCGACAGGTATCTACACTGATGGGGAAACAGTTGTCGGCAAAAAGACTTTATCCAGCGGCAACCCCTTTAAGGATGATCACCCAATCGTAGACACTTTAGAAGAAAGCGGAATCTACATAACAGTCGCGGCAAGCTATACGGGTAAGCGGCTTAAGCTTCAAGACGACGGCAACCTTGTCGTTTCAGACACGGATGGCTCAAACGTTACGTGGAACATAGGTTTTAGTTCGTCTGATGAGCCGGGAGTAGTGCAGAACATAACTCCAGGTGTTGCGTACCCGCCCGGTGTTGCTGGTCAATGCGGCAAGACCCTAGATGATTGCAAGCTGCGATTCGGCTCTGGTGCGTTGCCGTTTGGGTCGTTCCCCAGCGTTGGTGGCAACACTTAATGCAGGACTGGCAAGAGGCTGCGCTCCAGCACGCAAAAGAAGATGCACCGCGTGAGGCTTGCGGTTTGTTGGTTGTCGTTAAGGGCCGCCAGCGGTATTGGCCTTGCAAGAACATCTCAACAGAGGATGACTTTTTTATCCTTGACCCGCTCGACTATGCAGACGCTGAGGATGCTGGAACGATTCTTGCCGTTGTCCACAGTCACCCCGCAACACCTGCGGTTGCTAGCGAAGCGGACAAGATGGCGTGCGAACAGTACGGTCTGCCTTGGCATATCGTCAGCTTGCTGAACGACCAGTGGTGCAGTATCAAACCTTCTGGTTATGAAGCCCCGTTAGTTGGACGTGAATGGGTGTGGGGCGCATCCGATTGTTGGACACTGGTGCGGGACTACTACCGCCGAGAAATGAACATTAAGCTGCGCGACTGGCAGCGACCTGAGAGTTCAGAGGCGTTTCGTCAGTTGCCGTTGTTTGAGCGGTGTTTTGGCGAAACGGGTTTTGTTGATACAGGCAGCAAAGAGCCTGAAAAGGGTGACGCTATGTTGATGAGCCTTGATGGATCGCCTGGTCTAAATCACGTTGCGGTCTACATCGGAGAAGGCAAAATGCTTCACCAGCTGCAGGGCAGGCTGTCGTCTAGGGACTATTGGGACGGGTATTGGCAGAAAGTCACAGGTAGAATTGTGAGGTATAGCGGCTGACGGCAGATGCTCCGCACGGTCAAGGTTTACGGGCACTTGGCAGAGCACTGCGGTCAAAGCGTGTTTGAGGCATTGGTACGTGTGCCTGCTGATGCGATCAAGTTTTTGCTGTGTAATTTTCCCGAGCTTCGCAGCTTGATGCGGGATGGTTACTACAAGGTGGCTGTCGGTAAATATGATTTGCAGCTTGCAGACCATCCTGAGCAGCTGCACTACCCAATGGGTGCGGATGACGTGGTGAAGATCATTCCGGTTGTGTCTGGTGCGGGCGGCAAAGGTCTTGGTCAGATTTTGTTGGGCGCTGCATTGATTACTGCTGCGGTTGTTCTGGCTCCAACAGGAGGAGGCGGTTTTTTAGGAGCTACTGGCAGCGGTTTTTTAGGTGCGTCAACTTCTGTTGCAGTAGGCAATTTGGGCCTTTCTTTGACGCTTGGCGGTATTGCAACGATGATTACGCCCGTGCCAAAGCAACCTGATGGCGGCGAAGGGCAAGGCGGCTTTGCATTCTCTGGTTTAGAAAACACCAGTCGGGAAGGCATTCCGGTTCCTGTTGTTTACGGCGAGATGATCGTTG